CTGTACCAGTTACATCTCCAGTAAGTTCAATCGTTCTTGAGTTAGCCCATGCACTAGCTGTGTTTGCGTTACCGACTACATCACCTGTCAGAGTACCTGTAACATTACCTGTCACACCACCTGTTGCAGTAATAGCACCTGTTACAGCTAGAGTGCTAGACATAGTGGCTGCACCTGTAACGCCTAACGTACCTGCGACTGCTGTGTTACCTGTGGCAGAAGCTACGGTAAACTTATTTGTAGCTACGTCAAAGTCGCCATCAATGCCTGTAGCACCTGCTACGTCTAGTGTGTTGCTTAGTGTAGTAGCACCTGTAACACCTAGTGTAGTACCGATAGTAGCAGACTCATCAACACTAAGAATGTCTGTGTTTAGCGTACCGTCAAAGAAACCATCTTTAAACTGTGCACCACTAGAGCCTACATCCAGTGTGTTAGTTGTCTTTGGTAAGACATTAGTAGCAGACACAATAACGTCTTGGCTTGGGCCTACCTTTGTAATAGGCGCACCTTCACCTGCTGTACCATCATGCGTGTGACCTGTAGAAGCGTTAAACGCAGATTCAATGGCGTTGTACTCCGCATCAAAGTCATCTGCATCAATAACGTTACCGTTAGCAATGTTGTTTGCTGTATCCTGACGTGTATATCCTGCCATATTACTGCCTATCGTTTTGTCTAAACTCTAACAACGCCGTGTCGAGTGTGAATGTTGGGTTTGTTGAATTGTCTTCAATACGAAGTGCTACTGTTTTACCTGAACCAATAATATTAGAGTTATAAACGTTATCTAGCTCACCGCCAAAAGTAGAAGTATTAAACACAGAGTTAGAAGCACCAAACAGGAATACAGAACTACCTGTACTGCTTATGTTGAACGTTTGAGGTTGAATTACTGCTGTGTTTGTGCCTGAAGCAAAGTCATATTTAAGGTTAATGTCTAGTTCCATACTGCCTGTAGGTTCAGCATACAAAGTCATCTTGTAGAATGTCTTACGTACCTGTGGGTCAGAGATAGGCATAAAAGGAGATTCATATATAGCTTCAATGTCTGCACCATCAAAGTCGCTTCCTGTGTCTAACTCGTAAATATAACCATCTGAGTTAGCAAACGCTACAGTCTCTTGATCACCAGCATAACGGCTGTCTGCTACAAATGCTTTAATACCTTTTGTTGTAGCCCAAGAGATACCAGAAGCACCTTGTGATACAAACTTAGTAGCAATCAAACCTTTAGCAACGCCCTGCTGTTCTGACTCTACATAAGCAAAGATACGATACTGGGCTTTTTCACGTAGCAATACAGAGCTAAAGTTAGATGATGTGTTCAGGAATGTAGCTGCATCTTTAGCTATAGCATCAGAAGCGATATCCAAACCAAAGTCACCAATACGGTCAGTAGCACTTAGTAGGCGAATACCGTCTGGTGCAAGATACATAATATCACCACCGACTTCCTGAATAGTATCACCATTTACACAACCAATACGATCTGTAATAGGGGACACTTGGAAGTCTGATGTGGTGTTACCCGTAAGGCGTTTAATTGTGCTAGTAGTAAAGATAAGAAGCTGATCACGAAACACTGTTAAACCAGTTATGTCTTGACCTACATTAATACTACCTGCACCATTAGCTGCACTAAAGTCGTCTACGCTAAAAGGTGCAGTAAAGAATATGTTATTACCTTTAGCATAGAATGCTGTGTTCTTAAATATAGCTATATGCTCTGCTGCACTAACATCTGTGCTATCCGCTGCAGTCATAAACGTCATAGTGTTACCAGACGTATTATAAATAGCAGGGTAGTTAGTACCGTCTACAAAGATTACTTTATCGTCACCGTCTAGGTTATACTCTGCGTGACGTGCTTTACCGCCATTAGTACCTGCACTAGCAGCCATACTAGTCCAAGTTGTACCTGTGCCTACGTAGTACTCTGTGTGGTTTGTAGCGTTCTTACGTGCTACTACCATACGACCAGAAGAGATAACCTTTAATGCTAAGATAGGACCAGAGCCTGTTACCTCTGTATCGCTAAACTTTTCATAGCCTTTTACCTTGGAGTATCCACCTTCTTTGTTTGGCTCAAAGTTCTGCAGAATAGTAGCAGAGCCAACGGCATTAGCACCGTGCTGCAACGGAGATAGGTTAGAGATCAAACCACCTCTAAACTCTATAGGGAATGTACTCCATTGGGTAGCCATTAGTAATAAACTCTTGTATCTCTAATATAGTCGGTACGGTTAATGTGTAGGCTGCGTAGTTGCTTAATGCCTTGCTCAAACTTATTTAAGGATAACTGTGCTGCTTGCATGTCACCCCGGAATTGATAAACATAATACATAGCACCATCTACAATAACATACTTGTAGGACTCTGGTAAAGCAGGTACGTCACTAGGTAGCTCTAAGTCAAACCCATTACGGAAATACTCATATACAAGCTCATATGCTTTGTCTGGTGTTGGATAAAGTATAAGCTCTCTGCTAGGAGTACGTGCTACGTGTGTAGGTGTAGAGTAGTTACTTGTATTAGAGTTATACTCAGAATCTGCATATTTGTCAAGGTATTCTTCGTATGACAACACTTTTAGTTTATGTGTAGTAACATTTAAAGCAGCGTCACGCTTAATGCGGAACGTGTTCATATTGATTGTCTTAGCATCGTAAGGGAAGCTGTATCGAGCAACACCTACAGATAGCACCTCTTCCTCTTCACTGTGGTTCCAAGGCCATTCAAACTCTTCCTGGTTGATGTGTCTAATGGCACTATTGACTGCATCTTTAGCAAAGCTATAATAGCCTGTGGCTGTAGCAAAGTTAGCTGTAGTAAGTTCTACTTCATTAAGTCTGCGGTTAATATCGTTAACTAATCCAATGTAATCGTATGCCATCTCTTACTTCTCCTTAACACGTAGGAAGATAGAACGCTCATACTGCAAACCTTCAGTAGTATTAATTCTACACGTTACGTTATATCTTACGTTATTAGTACCAAGGCTAAACCGTGCAGTAGCTACCGTGTTTGTATTAGTACCAGAGACAAACTGTAGACCGTGAACAATAGTAGCGTTTGTTACTTGTGTCTTAACACCGTCTGCATCATCAATATACCACGTAACAGAAGAGACTGTATCATCACCTAAAAAGCGTGACCAGTCTACACTGTAGTCAAGCATTTCATCTTTATCTTTGTCAGGCCATTTATATGACATGGTTAATCCTTATGCTGCAATGTGTACAGTGTTACTGCCACCTAGTTTTTGTACATAAACAGTACGCTCTTCTGGTGCAATATGTACAGTTCTGTTATTATCATATGTTACAAGGTATAGGGTTCTATTTCTATCATAGCTATCTGCGTACTGGTCAAAGTCAAACGTTACTGCTGTAGGTGTATCTAAGTTAGAGAACAAAGTACCAAACACAGATAGTACAGATACGTTAGCAGATAGAGCTATATCAAAGTATGGCGTTACAAATGTAGCACTTGTAGAAACCATAGTTGTATTTGCTTTTGCTTCAGTGTCAACATCTGATGTGTTAACTGTCGCTGTCACAGATGCAGAGGTGGTGTTACCTTTAGCGTCAAACTCTACATCAACATCACCAGAAGCCGATACTGGCGGTAGTAATGCTTTAGCTTGAGCATCCTCATCAGCAAAGTCCGTAATGTAAATGCTTAGGAATGCTGCAGTAGAAGACAGGTTACCTCTTGCTTGTGCGTCTACATCTGCAATATCGTTAACTGTAAGAGTAGCAGTTACAGCAGATGCATTGGTGTTTGCTTTAGCATCTACATCGTAAAAGTCTTCTACTATAAATGTAGCTGCAACTGCATCTGGTGTTACATTGGGTGCTAGGTTTATAGAAGCAAATTCATTTATGTCAAAACTAGCAAGAGTAGTTAATAGATCAGCAGTAGCTTGTGCATCTACATCACCAAAGCTGTTAGCTATAACTGTAGAAGACGCACCTGTTAGCGTTGTATTGGCTAGAGCCTGATACGCTAGTGTGCCTATAAGAGTGTTAGCAACTGTTGTAGCAAGAATACCAAAACCTACTACAGAAGTTTCAACACTAGCAATAGGCGTTTCTGAGAAGGTGCTAAAGCCAAACATTAATTGTTTCCTTCGATTGCAACCCAGTTTCGGGCATCCTCGTCCCATAGGTATTGGCGCATGTTGTCACTTAAACCAGCATCATCTGGTACAGCTACAGGGGGTTCCCACTCCCATGTCGTGGCGTTTAGCGTCCAACTGGGATAAGGCTGCTGTGGATAAAAGACATCATTTGTTCTGTCGTATGTGTATCCAATGCCAGCGAAGTTTCCCCGCAAAGGTGTGCCGCCATTTAAATGCTGACCGTTTCGCGTGTTGTAACTAGTCTGTATCCATTCACCGTCAAGGTTATCTACAAAATCTTGTTCTGCAACAATCACCTCAATAACCAAGTCGTTTTCGATTTTAGCAAAATGTGACATTACTGATACTGATACCTAATAATTACAATTCCAGAACCGCCGTTTCCACCGACTGAGTTGTTATTGATGGAGTTGCCGCCGCCGCCACCGCCGCCACGGTTAGCCATTGCATGATCACCTGTATCACCGTCAGCAGTGCCTCCTCCACCACCGCCTACACCCGAGCCGCCTGAACCCGGTGATGAGTTTCCTCCACCGCCGCCGCCTCCCGCATAATAAAGTGTTGAACCTGAAATAGACGATGATCCACCCGTGCCACCGTTGCCACCAGAGCCGCCACCGCCGTTACCCGCACCACCTGATGAACCTTTTCCACCGCCGCCGCCGCCGCCTGTAGGAGCGTAATAGATACCGCCTGACCCACCTGAGTTACCTTCTCCAGAAATACCGCTACCGCCGCCTGTTGGCTGTGTTCCACCACCCCCGCCTGAACCACCTGATCCACCAGCAAATTGATACGTGCCACCGCCACCGCCGCCACTGCAACTTGCACCAGATATACCGCTGATATAGGAGCTACCACCCCCACCGCCTATATTGTACTGCCAACCAGAGCCGCCACTTCCACCGCCGCCGACTACAACAGAATAAGATGTTTGGCTTACTGATGTGCCTGATCCTGTTCTCATACCACCAGCACCGCCGCCGCCGCCGACTGCATACCAATAACCACCGCCGCCGCCACCTGCGCCACCTGCTACGACAAGCCAATCAATCGTACCAAAGTCGCCTAATGTGGTAACATTGAATGTCCCAGATGATGTAAAAGTATGTATTTTGTAATTACCTGATGTTGTTACCGTGCCGCCTGTTGCAGACATATAAGTAACATTCGATTTACCATAAAACTGATTAAAGCTAATTGTACCGCTACTAGGGATACCAGACGCAGCACCATAATATTCGCTTAAAGAGTGTGGTGTGCTACCACCAAACTCCGCAGCAATATTTGCTAGACTGATCGCGCCACTAGTTTGTAGAGCCATTTTTCAGTTCCTCAATTTCAGATTTGAGTTCTTTGATTGCTTCGATAAGGACACCGACAAGGTTGCCATAAGATACACCATAATGATCTATGTCCTCTGCGTAAGTAACTGCTTCTGGGCAGACCTCTTGCATCTCTTGGGCAATAACACCTACTTGACGTGTTTTTGTTTCATCATCAATCTTATTGTAGAACACGCCACGCATGTGCATGACTTTATCTAGCGCATTTTCTATAGTGACAATGTTTTCTTTACTGCGTCTATCAGAATAGGCTGTTATGTTTCCTGTAGAATAAATACCCCCGCCTTGCTCGTAAAGACCATAAGAACTTGATGTCGAACTTCCAGCAACGGCAAGACATTGATTTCCGTAATTCCAATAGATGGACCAAATGCCTTGACCCTCATTATAGATGCCACCGTTACCAGAGGCGTCCCACATTAGAGCAGGTTTTTGACTAGAAGGATAAGTAAAGCTAATACCTGTATAGCCATTTCTACTTCCTGTTACATTCCACGCTCCATAGGAAGTGGCGATGTTAGGAGAAAAATGTGCGCCGTTAGTGCTACTACTGTAGATGCCGCTGCTACCAACCTGTATCCAGTTGTTTATGTTAAGATAGCCATTTGACTGCGTTCTAATGTTAACGTTGCCGCCATTTTCTGCACTGTGGTAGCCGTCAAGTAAATCAGCGTTTAAGCCAGAGCCTGAACCATCGTTACCTGCATGCCATATATAGTTTCCTGCAATAGTTGCTCCCGTAGAGTTAATGTTAAAATGTTATGTACCGTTTTTTGTGACCCTAAATGCATAGTTAAAACTACTTGGCATGTCAATTAATTGACCGTACTCTGTTTTACCAGAATTAGCGCCAATCCTAATACCCCAGTCATAGTTACCCGATGCTGT